CTCAAGCAGTCGGACTCCTACACCTGGCCGGTGAGCATTAAGCTCCCGGCCAATGGTGGCAAGCGGGAGCGGCAGACCTTTGATGCTGAGTTCAAGCGGCTGCCCCAGAGCCGCATCAATGAAATCCAGCGCGAAGTGCAGCTTCGGGTAAACGCTGCTGAACGCGGCGAGGATACCGGCGAGGGCATCAGCGATCAGAGCATCGCAGACGAGATCCTCATGGGATGGGATGGCATCATCGATGGCGATGGTGAGCCCGTGCCATTCAGCAATGCAGTGAAGGCGCAGTTGTTGGATGTGCCCATGATGGCCGGCGCATTGGTTGCCGCCTACTTCGAGTCGCTGGTGGAGCAGAAGCGAAAAAACTAATAGGGGCCGCTGAGCACTGGCTTGGTGGGATGGAGATCGATGAGACCGCAAAGGATGCGGCCATCTTCGGGATCGAGCCACCACCAAGCAAAGCGGCCGTCAATTATGAGGTGGAGCCTGATGCATGGGCTGCAGTGCGTGTGTTCCTCAAGGTGCAGACGCAATGGCGTACCGATTCAGGTACGTTGATCGGTCTGGACTACAGCGCCGTGCGCTGGGTGTTTGATCTACTGCAGATCGCCGATCCGGCTGAGGTGCTCAGTGACCTACAGATCATTGAGGCTACAGTGGTGGGAGCGATTAACAAGCGCAAGGGCTGAGCATGGCGCTGGACATGACAACAGCCCTGACGATCAGGGCAAAGGTTGACGGTCTGGCACAGATCGAGAATCTGGATCGTGCGCTTGGCAAAACCAATAAGGAAGCGGCAGGACTATCCGGTACATTTGGCCGGCTGAAAGGTGCTACTGCTGGCATCGGCGGTGCGCTTGGTGCGTTGGTGCCAGCTGCTGGTATCGCCGGCCTGACGGCAATGGGCAAGCGTGCCATTGATGCAGCCGATAACCTCAACGATCTCAGTCAGCGCACAGGCGTTGCGGTGCCGATCCTGAGCAAGTTTGGCGCTGCAGCAGAGGATTCAGGCAGCAGCATCGATGAAGTCGCCAAGGCGATGGGGCGGCTATCGAAGGGGATTGTTGACCCCGCATCCAAAACCAATGAAGCCCTGAAGGCGATTGGCATCAGCTCAACGGATGCCCAGGGCAAGATTCGCGGCGTCGATGCGATCATGCTGGACCTGGCGGATAAGTTCGCCAAGATGCCAGACGGTGCGCAGAAGACTGCGCTAGCGATGGAGCTATTCGGCAAGTCGGGTATGAACCTGATCCCGATGCTGAATGGTGGCCGGGATGCTCTCAGCCAATACTCAGCGACCATCGATACCGAGATGGCGCAGGCTGCGGATAAGTTCAACGATGCGTTGAATGGCATCGCGCGATCTATTGCCGGGCCATTCAATGAAGCGGTCACGGCATTGCTGCCCTATCTGACGCAGGTGGCGCAGGCCATCGCCGGCTGGGCGCAATGGTTCTCTGGTTTACCGCAACCGGTGCAAAACCTTGTTGCTGGTATCGGCGCTCTGACAGCTGTCTTGGTTGTATTTGGCCCGGCCTTGGCGTCCATCGTCACAATCTTTACCGCGCTTGGCCCGCTGCTCACCGGCATCGGTGCCGCATTGGTTGGCATTCCGGCTTTGATCGCGGGATGGGCGGGCGCCATTGGCCCGCTAGTGGCTGGCCTTGGCACGTTGGGCCAGATCCTGATCGGTGTATTCAGCGGCCCAGTGGGCTGGGTTGCGCTTGCTGTTGCTGCTGGCGTGGCGATCTACGCCTTCCGCGATCAGATCGGCCAAGCATTTCAGGCGATTGGCGCCGTGCTGCAGCAGGCTGCGCAGGGCTTCAAGACGGTGTTTATCGATCCGGTCGTTGCCGGCTTCCAGGCTGTCGTGCAGTTCGTAAATGTAAACTTTGTGCAGCCGATCAGCGAGGCGATCAACGGGTTGGTTCAGGGCATTGCCAACACCTTTAAGACCGTCACCGATGCGATCACAGCGCCATTCAAAGCCGCGTTTGAATCAGTGCGCGGCATTGTGAATCAGATCCTGAATGGCATCGGCACCGCTATCGGCAGCGTGGTCAACGCAATCAATGGCGTGATCCGTGGCGCTAACTCTGCATTGGCCCGTCTGCGACTGCCACAGATCCCGCAACTGCCAATGCCTTCAATCCCACGCTTCGCTGAGGGTGGCGTGGTCAGCGGCCCTACCCTGGCCATGGTTGGCGAAGGTGGCGAGCCTGAGTACATCGTGCCCCAGTCCAAGGCTGGTGCATTTGCCGCCAACTGGATGGCCGGTGTGCGTGGCCCGGCTGCTATTCCGCGGTTTGCCGAGGGCGGCATGGTGGTGCCTGGTGGCGCCAGCGTCAGCATTCAGACTGGCCCGGTCACTCAGATGGATGGCACGAACTTTGTCACCACCGAAGATCTCAGCGCAGCCGTGCAAGCTGGCGTCAATCAAACGCTGAGCCTGCTTGCAGGTGATAGCAGTGTGCGGCGCTCACTGGGACTGGCGTGATGGCTGCTCAATATGACTTGCTCTGTTTCTTGGAATATTACGCAGACCGCAACAGCGTTTACAGCGGCAGCAAGCGCACGCCGACACGTCGCTGGCAGAACTTCTACCAAGTGCCGCAGGACATGTCGCTGATCGATAGCGATGTGCAGGGTGATTTCTTCTACATTCCATTCACCGCATCAGGTTTTGCTCTGCGTGCAGCCAATAGCATTGGCGATCTATCGATTGAGATCGCAGCCACTGGCGACGTGATTGACCTCACCGATACTGCCATCGGCACCAATCGGCTGGTGATCGCATCTCTCTACCTGCAGGATGCAGGCATGGATGCAGTTGATCCTGGTAGCGCCCAGCTGATCAGCCGTTACATTGGCGGCATTGATGGCGCTCAGGTAGATGATGATTCCGTCTCGTGGACGGTCAGCCCCATGATCGACAAGACAAAGCCACAAGTGCCGACGCGCAAGGTGGCATCTGATCTGATTGGGAGGTTTACGGGACGATGAGCAGGATCATTGCAGCAGTGAAACTCAAGGTGCAATGCGCTGACGGTTGCACGCATGAAGGCGTCACCTTGGCAGTTGAGGATAATCGCCGCATCTATCTACATGCCGATGGCAATGAGATTGATGGCGTGGAGTGCATTGAGAAATGCGTGGCAGTGCTGCCCCCTATGGCATTGGCTGCAGTATTGAGCCAATGCAAGGAGTGTGAACAATGAGCAGGCTTTCACCGGCAAACAAATGGCTTGATCGCCTCACCGATAAAAAGCGCATCAGGCGGCGGCTGAAACGTGCCAAAGGTGTGGTCAATACAACTCAAGACACATGCGGATTCCCTGCACCAAAGGCTGCGCCCAATCAATCCAGCACAAATAAGGATCGCTCGCCTGGTAACCGGAAGACGCCCGCGGCTGATCTTGGTGCAGAGCAAAGGATCGCAGTCGCCGGCGAGACTGTACCCATCTTGTTCGGCAAGCGCGTCAGCAATAGCGGCGGCGTCTGGATTCAGCCAGCCCTGGTCAAGGCTGGATCCTATTTCTTTAAAGGCAGCTTCCTGTTTCCTGTCAGTCAGGGCGAGATTGTCAGCAGCCCAGTGAAGCACCGCACATGGGTTGGCCTGCGATGCATGGCATTCTTAGAAGATCAGACGATCACGATCAGCAATATCTACAACAGCGCTGCCACGCTTGCATCATCGCCTGGCACATGCCCGATCCTTGGGGCGGGCTTGTATTGCGGAAACGAAACCTACTCATACCTTGCAGAAGCAATACCACCTACCGGAACATGGACTAATCGCCAAGAATATCGAGCTACTAGCTACTGGGGATACAGGCAAATTGCTAGGGGCACTGGCGACACAACAAACATCGGATTCCTTGGCACAGTTGAGTTTTTCGATAACGTGACCGGCGCGGATTTGACTAGCGCATGGTTTGCTGCTATTGGCTTGCCGTCTAGCACGCAATTCGGATTCAACTATTCGCTGGAATACGTAGCAGGGACGGAGCCGCCATCGGCAGGAGCTGTTGGCGTTGTGCAGGATTTGATCGATGGCACAGGTGCATTTGGTTATGTGGCACCTAATCCTGCATTTCATGCCAGCATCGGATCATCTGGCAGCATCACTGAAGTGTGGACGATGCTGGGTGTTGAAAATCCATTAGACAATAATTATGCGGCTACAACTGGCACTCTCACCGCTGTTCAATATGAGTACGTTGTTAGCAAATATGCCAACCCATCTAGTACGCCAACAGCTGATAACTCATCCTATGCAGACATCACCTTCCTGAAGGTTGTTGGCGACATCTACGATCCGCCGGAGGCCGGGTCCTATCCGACCACTACGCGGCAGATCTCGATCTACTACGAGCAAGGCATCCGCGTGGCGCTTTACAGCGTGAATGCAGCAGGCAGCACGCAAGGCGCCAGCAACCAGCTGGTGGATCTGGCCATGTACCTGTTCACCAGCTTCAAGCGACAGACGGCTGGCACAACGCCTGATGTATCGCGCCCAATCCTGACCACGAACATGCCATCGCTGGCGACGTTCTGCAATAACTACAGCCTGCAGTTCAACGGCATCATCTCCGAGTCGGTGAACATCATCGAGTTGATCAGCGAGACGGCTCCTTTTTTCCTGCTGTCATTCATCTCCACTGGCGGCCAGTATCGCTTTGCTCCTGTGCTGCCCCTGAACGGCAGCCAGCAGATCAGCACGGCAACGCTATCGCCTGCGGCTACGTTCACAGAGGATGAGATCCTGCCTGGTAGCTACAGCAAGACCTACGTGAGCGCAGCCGAGAAGTCCGATGTGAATGTCGCTGTCCTATTCCGCAAAAATGACCCTGACGCCATCGGCACACAGCAAAGCGTGCAGGTGCGCTACAGCGGCGTGAGCCTAGATGCTCCGGTGGAGCAGTTCGATATGTCGGATTTCTGCTCAAACCGCAATCACGCGATCATCTACGCCAAGCACTTCCTGGCGCGGCGGCGTTACTCGGTGCATTCGATTGAGTTCGAGACTGCACTTGATACCACCGGTCTGATCCCCACCAATATCATCCGGGTGCAAAAGCAACGCATCAGCAGCGCTGGCGACAACCGCACCGAGACGGAGTATTACCAGATCACTGCCATCGATCACAACACTGACGGCACCACCAGCATCGAGGCAGCACAGTTCCCGGTGCATGGCAGCACCGTGCCTACGATTAGCAATGAAGTGCTTAATGGCACGTTCACAGTCGTCTGATGGCAACCTTCCCCTCGCTGGCACCGCGCACAAGATCGCTCAGCCTGGGCGACATACCGCAGCAGGTGTACAAAGGCACCAGCGGCGGTGAGGTTCGCTTCAAGCAAGGTTCCGCCTACGTGGCACAACGATTGAGCCTTGGCTACGAATATTTGACCGAATCCGAAGCGCAGCAGATCCTGGATCACTATGCGGGACAGGAGGGCAGCCTGATCCCATTTGATCTATCCAATGCCGTATGGGGTGGCTACACCACGCCTCCGGTCAGCTCAGCCAGTTACAAGTGGCGATATACCGGTGCTTTTGATGTGAGCATCGCATCGCCCCGGCGTTACAGCCTCACACTTGAACTAGAAACGGTGCCGATCTAGCCATGGCGTTCCCTGCTCTTATCCCATCGGCCCGCACCTATGTGCCAGGCAATGTGCCACAGGTGCAGCAGGTCGCACTGTCCGGCAGCACTGTTGCCTACCGGCAAGGCAATCGCCGTGTAGAGCAGACGCTACAGCTGGCGTTTAACAATATCAGCGAGGCTGATCTAGACCTGATCAAGGCGCATTACGTTGCGCAGGATGGCACCTATGGCATCTTCTTTCTATCGGGGGAAGTCTGGAATGGATATGACTCGCCGCCTGTTCCCATTGTTGCCGACTACGCATGGCGCTATGCATCGCCCCCAGTCATCACAGATGGATCGTGCGACCTGTGGAGTGTTGAGGTTGAGCTCACCACCTATGCCATCGACTTAGGAGACGTGATCTTCAATGCCGCAGATTCCGCCAGTATTCCTGCGCGAGAATATATCCTGAATGCTGGTGGCGCTGCCGCCTCGCCTGCTCGTATCCTGATTGTTAACGGCGGCGCATCGGCATGACTACTACGATTCTTGCGTTCCAGCAGCAGCGCCGCGATACGGCAGCCAACTGGACATCCAACAACCCAACTCTGCTGGCCGGGGAGCTTGGATACGAAAGCGACACCGGAAAGTGGAAGGTCGGTACAGGGTCCACGGCTTGGACTTCTCTGTCCTACACGCCTTGGAGCCTTATCCCGGCATTTCCGATCACGGATGCATCCATTGCTAGCAATGCTGAAATCGCCGTAAGCAAGCTGGCTGATGGCACGGCGCGGCAGCTGCTGCAGACCGATGCAGCCGGTACGGGCGTTGAGTGGGCCAGCAATATCGACGTGCCTGGCACGTTAGATGTGACGGGTGCTGCGACCTTTGACAACAACGTCATCATCCAAGGTGATCTGACGGTCAACGGCACCGAAACGATCATCAACACGCAGACGCTGGACGTTGAAGATAAGAACATTGTTATCGGTAAGGTCACAACCCCGACCGACATAACCGCCGACGGTGGCGGCATCACTCTGAAGGGCACCACCGACAAGACGATCAGCTGGATCGATGCCACCGATGCGTGGACATTCAGCGAGCACCTCAACATCGCCAGCGCCAAGGAATACCGCATCGCTGGCACAAAGGTGCTAGATGCCACAAGCCTCGGCAGTGCCGTGGTGAGCAGCAGCCTCACCACCGTCGGCACCATTGGCACCGGCATCTGGAATGGCACCACTATCGGCACCGGCTACGGCGGCACCGGCCAGACCACCTATACAGATGGCCAGCTGCTAATCGGCAAAACCGATGGCACGCTGGCGAAATCGACGCTGACGGCAGGCAGCAATGTAAGCATTACAAATGGCAATGGCAGCATCAGCATCGCCGCAACCGATACCACTTACACAGCTGGTGATGGATTGAACTTGGCTGGGACGACATTTTCAGCCGACCTAAAAGCTAACGGTGGCCTGGTAATTGAATCAACAGAATTAGCGATTGATCTTAGTGCTAGCAGTATTACTGGCACGTTGAGTGCAACTGATGGCGGCACCGGGCAGACCACTTACACCGACGGTCAGCTGCTGATTGGCAAGACCGATGGCACACTTGCCAAATCAACCATCACTCAAGGCACTGGCGTCACCATCACAAATGGCAATGGCACCATCACAATCAGCGCCACTGGCTCCGGGGGCACTGTTACCGCAGTTACTGCTACCAGCCCGCTGGCGAGCACTGGTGGCGCGACGCCTGATATCAGCATTCAAGATGGCACCACCAGCCAGAAGGGAGCCGTTCAACTAGAGGATTCAACCAGCAGCACCAGCACCACCAAGGCCGCGACGCCTAACTCGGTGAAATCAGCATATGACCTGGCCAATGCTGCGCTGCCAAAGTCTGGCGGCTCAATGACAGGGCAAATTACATTTGATACAAGTCAGACATATCCAAAAATCCCAGCGAATAGCCAGACAAGCGCGTATGTACTTGTTGCAGGTGATGCAGGCAAACATATCAGCATCACTACTGGAGGAGTGACCGTATCATCCGGGGTATTCAATATTGGCGATGCGGTTTCGATCTACAACAACAGCGGCAGCAATCAAACAATCACGCAAGGATCCTCCGTGACGTTGCGACAAGTCGGCACCGCTAACACTGGCAATAGAACGCTTGCGCAATACGGATTAGCAACCATACTGTGCGTTGCTAGCAATACTTTTGTGATTAGCGGTGTAGGACTAAGCTGATGGCAATTATGCAACTGTTGGCAGCATTAGCAGCCCCTGGTGTGATTGCTCCCAGCACCGTGCAATATCTGGTGATCGCTGGTGGAGGTGGCGGCGGGACCGGCGATGAGGCAGGCGGCGGCGGTGGTGCCGGTGGTTATCGCTGTTCTGTATCTGGTGAATCTTCTGGCGGCGGTGCCAGCGCTGAAAGCGAATTGAGTGTTTCCATTGGCACTAGCTACACCATCACAGTCGGTGCAGGTGGCGCGAAAAAAACCACTGCTTTTCAAGATGGTGGCAATGGTAGTGATTCTGTATTCGCTTCAATTACTTCAGTTGGCGGTGGTGGTGGTGGTGGCATTGGAGGAGGCACTGCGCCCTCGGGAGGATCTGGTGGTGGTGCAGCGGAACGGTCACTCGCATCACAGGGCGGAGCAGGCACAACAAATCAGGGATATAAAGGCGGCGGCGGTGAGCGCGGTGGCGACTATCGAGCAGGCGGCGGTGGTGGTGCAGGCGGTCTTGGCCAAAACGGCGGAAGCGGTGCCGCCGGTGGCGTAGGTGTAACTTCCTCAATCACTGGCGCAGCCGTGGGCCGTGGCGGCGGTGGCGGCGGCGGCGGCTACTACGCGTCGCCTGTTGGTTCTGCTTCAGATGGTGGTGGTGCTGGTGCTGGCCCAGCAGCTTCTGGGGGAAATGGCACCGCCAATACAGGCGGCGGCGGCGGCGGTGACACTTACATCACAACGATCAGCAGTGGCACAGGCGGCTCTGGAATTGTGGTCATTGCATATCCAGACACATACGATGCAATTACATATATTGCCCCTGGCCTCACTTATGATCAGCCTAGCAGATCTGGGTATAGAGTTTATAGATTCACCGCTGGCACAGGTACTATCAACTGGTAAAACCCATGGCCCACTACGCTTTTCTTGATTCATCGAACGTCGTCACGGAGGTGATTTCAGGCAGGGATGAAAACGATGGCGGAATTGACTGGGAGCTGCATTACGGCCAGTTTCGTGGTCAGCCTTGCAAGCGCACCAGTTACAACACATGCGGCGGTGTTCACCAATTTGGCGGCAGTCCGTTTCGCAAAAATTATGCTGGTATCGGCTACAAATATGATGCGCAGCGTGATGCGTTCATCCCGCCACAGTCCTATGCCAGCTGGTTGTTGAATGAGGTTACATGCCTGTGGGAGCCTCCATTGCCGATGCCTGATGATGGGCGGCGCTACCAGTGGGATGAAAACATTAAAAATTGGATTGCTAAATAATGGCAGTAAAAGCCAAGACCGGCACCGCTCGGATTGATCATCAGCCGGGCCCGCCTAAGACCACACGCCAGGGCTACGGCCAGCACTCCCGACCCCGGCGTCGCGGTAAGAAACCCTTACGCGGCCAGGGTCGGTAAGCTGGATAGGTAGCCCCATGGCGCCATGATCGAAGTCATCGCAGCCATTGCCGGCGCGTCTATTTCCGTCGCAGCCATGGGTGCTGCTGGCTTCAGTCGCAAATCAGATGAAGCCCGCGAGGCCGTGATCAGGCTTACCTCAGCTGTTGAGCACATCGCCTCACAGCTTGAGGTGCTTCACACTGATATCAAGGAAGACCGAAAGGAGACGTTCGGCCGGCTATCGACGGTAGAGCAGCGGGTCTCTAGGTTGGAAGCACGCCCGCCATCTCCCTAGCCATGGATCAGGCAACCACAATCGCCATCGTCGCCATCGTCGTGGCGGCAGGCTCTGAGATCATCGCAGTCTCACCGCTGAAGTCCAACAGCTGGGTGCAGCTGATCTTTCAAGCGCTCCGTATCGCCTTCCCAAAGCAACGCCGCTGAATCATGGCGAACGACGCGCCAATCACCTTGCAGCAGCTCTTCAAGTATTACAAGGGCCAGCCGCATCAGAGCGCCGCGATTCAGCAGCTCGAAACCGATCTCGCGCAGAACGGCTACGACGCCGTAATGCGCAGGGATCGCGAGTGGTTTCAAACCTGGAGCCAAGACGGCAAGCAAACCGATCTGGCCGGCGCCATCAAACTGATTAAGGAGTTTGAGGGCTGTCATCTCAGCGCCTACCCCGATCCGCTATCAGGTGGCGAGCCGTGGACCATCGGCTATGGCACCACGCGCTACAGCAACGGCACGCCCGTGAAACGCGGCGACATGATCAACGTGATCGAGGCTGACATGCTGCTGCGCCTTGAGATCGACCGCATCACCGACAAGCTGCGCACCACCGTGCCGCATTGGAATGTGATGGATGACGATCAGCGTTCTGCGCTGGTGAGCTTCGCCTACAACCTCGGCGCTGGCTTCTACGGCTCCGCTGGATTCGAGACCATCAGCCAATACCTGCGCGAGCGTGCTTGGGCCGCGGTGCCTGCAGCCTTGGAGCTCTACCGCAACCCTGGCACCAACGTTGAGGCTGGCTTGCTACGCCGCCGTCGCGCTGAGGGCAAACTCTGGGGGCAGCATCAGGCTGCGGCCGAACCTGAAACCGCCAAGCTGCGCCCCGGTAGCCCGTTCACGGCCAGGATCACGCCGCACATCAGGTTGGGCGAGTTCGCGCTGGATCAGGAGGCCCGCAGATTCCACAATCAGGGCCAGCTCGATATTGCTGCTGAGCTGGCGGCATTCCTGGAGCGCGTGCGCGTGCAGTTCGGCGGGCGGCCAATCGTGATCACATCCGGCTATCGGCCTGAGGCGATCAACCGGCAGGCAGGTGGTGCCAGCAACAGCGAGCACCTCTACAAACCCGGATGCGGTGCGGTCGATTTCTACATCGATGGTGCCGATATATACGCGGTGCAGAACTGGTGCGAGAAAGCTTGGCCGCACTCGCTGGGCTATGGCGCATATAAAGGCTTCATCCACCTAGGCATCC